ATGATGATGAGTTTTCTGAAAACCTAGCTGAAGAACTAGATGAACAATATCTAGCTGAACTATCCTCAGATTTACTCGAAGATTTTTCTAATGATATAAACTCTAGAAAAGACTGGCTTGAAACTTATGTTGATGGCTTAGAACTTCTTGGTCTTAAAATAGAAGAACGTACTGAACCATGGGAAGGCGCATGCGCTGTCTACCACCCACTACTCTCCGAAGCATTAGTTAAATTTCAAGCTGAAACAATGATGGAAACCTTTCCAGCTGCAGGCCCTGTGAAGACTTCTATTATTGGTAAAGAAACACCTGAGTGTTTAGAATCAGCAGCACGAGTTCAAGAGAATATGAATTATCAACTCATGGATAAAATGCCAGAATATCGCCCAGAACATGAAAGAATGCTATGGGGACTAGGATTAGCAGGTAATGCATTTAAGAAAGTTTATTATGACCCAGCACTCGAAAGACAAGTATCACTATTTGTACCAGCAGAAGATATGGTTGTACCTTATGGCGCGTCTAACTTAGAGACAGCTGAACGTGTAACGCATGTGATGCGTAAGACAAAACAAGAACTTCATTATCTACAACAAATGGGATTCTACCGTGATATAGATTTAGGTGAAGCAGATTATGACCTAGATGAAGTAGAGAAAAAGATTGCGGAACAAATGGGTTTCGATGCAACTAATGATGACAGATATAAAATACTAGAGATGAATGTTAACCTTGATTTAGAAGGTTATGAAGATGAAGATGATGGAGAGAAAACAGGAATAGCATTACCTTACATTGTTACTATTGATAAAGGAACGACAGAGATTCTAGCAATTAGACGTAATTGGAATCAAGATGATAGTATGAAAAAACGCCGTGAGCACTTTGTTCACTATGGTTATATACCAGGATTTGGATTTTATTGCTTTGGACTAATACATTTAATTGGTGGTTTTTCAAAATCAGGCACAATGTTATTAAGACAATTAGTAGACGCGGGTACATTATCTAATCTCCCAGGTGGATTTAAAGCAAGAGGCTTACGTATTAAAGGTGATGATACACCAATTGGACCAGCAGAGTGGAGAGATGTTGACGCACCGTCTGGAACTATTCGTGATAACTTAATGCCACTACCATATAAAGAGCCAAGTCAAGTACTTGCTGCTCTAATGGATAAAATTATTGACGAAGGTAGACGCTTTGCTTCTGCTGCAGATATGAAAGTATCTGATATGTCAGCTAATTCTCCAGTAGGTTCTACACTTGCAATACTCGAGAGAACACTTAAAGTCATGTCAGCAGTTAATGCAAGAATCTATTACTCAATGAAAAAAGAGTTTGGATTACTTAAAAACATCATTGCAGACTATACAGACCCAGACTATCAGTATGACCCATCAACAGGAACACCTGGAGCTAAACAATCAGACTATGAAAAAGTAAATCTTATTCCTGTCGCTGATCCTAATGCTGCAACGATGGCACAGAAAGTTGTACAGTATCAAGCTGTTATGCAAATGGCACAGCAGAACCCAGACATCTATGACTTACCTGAGTTAAATAGACAGATGCTAGATGTACTCGGTGTAAAGAATGCAGAGAAACTTATTCCTAATAAAGATGATATTAAACAGTTAGGTCCTGTCACAGAAAATATGAATATTATTAATGGTAAGCCGGTTAAAGCATTTCTTGACCAAGACCATGAAGCACACATTGCAGTTCATATGGCATTCACTGATGACCCACTAATTAGAAAGTTAGTAGGGCAAAGCACAAAAGCAGGAATGATACAAGCTGCTATGGAAGCACATATTGCAGAACACATTGCTTTCCAATATAGATTAGAAATTGAGAATAAATTAGGAGTACCACTTCCACCGATAGATGAGCCACTACCAATAGATATTGAGAATGAAGTTGCTAGACTAACAGCTGAAGCTGCGCCTAAAGTATTAGGTGACAGTAGTCTAAAAGCTTCTGAAGAAGAAAGACAGAAACAAGCTCAAGATCCAGTATTACAGATGCAACAAGCTGAACTTCAGATTAAACAAGAAGAAGCCAAGACTAAAGCTCAGAAAGTGATGGCTGATATAGAACTAGATAAAGCTAAACTAGAACTGGATAAACAGAAAGCAACTGTAGAAGTACAGAAAGATGTGATGTTAGAACAAGCTAGAATTAAATCACAAGAAACAATTAAAGGTGCTGATATAGGTGCTAAAGCTGAAATGCAACAAAAAGATATAACAACTAAAGAAGTTATAGAAGGTGCTAAATTAGGAGCACAAGCAATTAACAAAGAAAAAGATATTGCTTTACGCTCAGAAGAATCTAGGTTACGTAACGAGACTATTGCACATACGCAAAAGTTAAGAGACAGAACCGAGATAAAAGAAACTAAAGATGAGGACAATACTAACTAATAAAAAGGATTAACATGACAGAGAAAGAAACGCTCTTATATTTATCAGGCCAGATAAAAGAGAGACGCAACGAAGTAACAGAAGATATGGCTAGAGGCACCGCTGACCTCGCAGGTTATCAGCATGCATGTGGACAAGTTAGAGGATTTGACCATGTTCAAATGTTTATTGCTGATATGATAGCAAACCTAACTAAAGACAACGAAGACTTTGAAAGCAGTCCTACGGATAGTGTTGTAAAGATAGGGGGTAAATAATGACTATAGCCACCCCAGACAAAACAATAGTCTCCAGCTCTGGAGCACCTATTAAAACTAAAAACACAACTACCACTGATGGTAAAAAAGTAAGCCAAGATGAAGCTCTTAAAAAACTTACTTCACAACTACCTGATGTTAAAGGCTATCGTATTTTATGTATGGTGCCTGAAGCAGATGAAAAATATGAAAGTGGTCTTATCAAATCAGATGCTGTAAAACAAATACAAGAACATTCAACTGTTGTTTTGTTTGTTATGCAACTAGGAGATTTAGCTTATAAAGATGAAGCTAGATTTCCAACAGGAGCATGGTGTAAAGAAGGAGACTTCGTTATTACTAGAGCTTATGCAGGTACTAGAATTAAAATACACGGAAAAGAATTCCGCATTATTAACGACGACACGGTTGAAGCTGTAGTGGATGATCCACGTGGCTACGAACGCGCATAGGAGAGCAAAGATGGCAGAGATAATAAATGAAATACCAGATGAATTAGATATGAAGGGAGAAGAGCTAGAAGTCGATTTAGACGAAGGTAAAAAAACTCGACCTGAAAAGTCTACTGCAGATGTTGAAAGAGTAGAACAAGAACCTAAACAGACTGAGTTAGAATTAGAGATCGAAGAGGAAGATGACACTCCTCCAGAAGATAGAGGCAAAGAGCCACTACCTGATGAAATTAAAAAAGAAGTAGAAGAAGATACACTTGAAGGTTACTCTGAACGTGTTAAACAACGTATGGCGCAATTGAAGAAAATGCATCATGACGAAAGACGTGAGAAAGAAAAAGCCGAAAGAGAAAGACAAGAAGCCGTTGCTTATGCACAAAAAGTAGCAGACCAAAACAAAAAACTACAGACTACACTAAGCACAGGTGAGGAAGACTATATTAAGACTTTAGTTAGCGCCTCTGAAACAGAGCTTAAAATTGCTAAACGTGATTATAAAGAAGCTTATGAAAGTGGAGATACAGAAAAAATAGTTGAAGCTCAGAGTGCAATGAATAGTGCCCAAATGAAATTAGCTCAAGCTAGCGGACTAAAACCACAATATACTACTTCACAAGAGGTAGAAAATAGTGTAGAGTCTAATCAACAACAAGTACAACCTCAAGTTGCTAAACCAGACGCAAAAGCGCAAGCATGGCAAGACGCAAATACTTGGTTTGGTAAAGATGAAGAAATGACTTCATTAGCTTTAGGAGTACATGAGAAATTAGTCAGGAGTGGGTTAAGTCCTACAAGTGACGAATACTATCGTCGTATAGATGAAACGATGCAAAAACGATTCCCTGAAAATTTTGGGGATAATTCGTTGGAACCGGATAGACCCGCCCAACGCAAACCTTCGAATGTAGTTGCGCCGGCAACGCGTAGTACCGCGCCAAGAAAAGTACGTCTTTCTAAGACACAGGTTGCTTTTGCTAAAAAGCTTAAGTTAACACCGGAACAATATGCACGAGAAATGATTAAATTGGAGAACGCAAATGGATAAGGTAATTAAAAGAGAATCAAGAGATACTGAAGTAAGAGAAGACGTAGCAAAAAAATGGCAACCTGCCTCACTCCTTCCAGAGTTTACTAAAAAAGCTGGATGGGCCTATCGTTGGATTCGAGTTTCTTTATTGAATGAGCCTGATAACATGAACGTATCTTCAAAAATGCGTGAAGGCTGGGAACCGGTGAAGCATTCGGAACACCCAGAAGTCGTATTACAAGCAGACCCCAATAGCCAATTTAAAGAAGGCATAGAAATTGGAGGTCTATTATTATGTAAAGCTCCTCAAGAAATGATGGACCAAAGACAAGCTTTTGTAAATGAAAAAACAAGAGCGCAGACTGAAGCAGTTGACCAGTCATACCTGAATCAAAATGATCCTCGTATGCCTAAGTTTGCTGAAGGTCAAGAAAATGGTCGAAGTTTTGGAAAGGGCAAAAAATAAATAGGAGAAACAATCATGGCAACTACAGCTAGTCCTTACGGACTTAAAGCGGTAAACCATATAGGCGGTACCCCTTATGCGGGCTCTACGCGTCTATTACCGATTGCTTCTGGATACGGAACTAATATATATAATGGCTCGGTTGTTGCAATCGTAGCTGCGGGAACTGTTGAAATTGTTACAGATTTAGGTAACAACGCAGACGCATTCCCTGCCGGTGTTGTTGGTGTTTTTGTAGGTTGTACTTACACAGACCCTAATCTCGGCACAGTAGTGTTTAGAAACAACTGGCCTACAGGCACAGTAGCAGATGACGCTCAAGCATATATTGTTGACGACCCAGATGTAATCTTTATGGCACAAGCGGACGGCGCAGTTACACAAGCTGATTTAGGTCAGAATACTAACTTCGCAGCAGTTCAATCTACAACTACAGGCGATACTACTACAGGTAATTCTAATAGTGCAGTATCTTCTACAACAGCTACGACAGCAACTATTGCTTTCCGTATTGTTGACTTTGTAGACAGTCCAACTTCAACCGTGGGTGACGCATTTACAGACTTATTAATTAAGTTTAATGCAGGTATTCACTCATATGATAATGCAACTGGAATCTAATTAAGGAGAATAAAACATGGCAATTTCAAGAGCCCAGCTCCTTAAGGAGCTATTACCAGGACTTAACGCGCTATTCGGTTTAGAATATGCACGTTATGGGGAAGAACATAAAGAGATTTACGAAACTGAATCTTCAGATCGTTCTTTCGAAGAAGAAACAAAACTAGCTGGCTTTGCAGCCGCACCTTTGAAAAATGAGGGAGCAGCTATTGCATATGATAATGCACAAGAAGCTTTTACAGCTAGATACAACCACGTAACAATTGCTTTAGGATTCAGTTTAACTGAAGAAGCAGTTGAAGATAATCTATATGATAGTCTTTCAGCTCGCTACACTAAAGCTCTTGCACGTTCAATGGCAAACACTAAACAAGTTAGAGCAGCTAATGTTCTTAACAATGGTTACAACCAGAACTTCCTTGGTGGCGATAACCGTTCATTGTTTGGTACTAATGCCGCTGGTGCAGTTACTAACCACCCATTAGTTTCAGGTGGTACTAATAGTAATACACAAGCGACACCAACAGACCTTAACGAAACAGCATTAGAAAACGCAGTGATTCAAATCGCAGCATGGACTGATGAAAGAGGTCTATTGATTGCAGCTAAACCACGTAAGTTGGTTATTCCACCAGCTCTACAATTCGTTGCTACTCGTTTATTAGACACACAACTTCGTGTTGCTACTGCTGATAACGATATCAATGCATTAAGAACTAACGGTGCAATACCAGAAGGTTATACAGTAAACCACTATCTAACTGATGGTGATGCTTACTTCTTAACTACTGACGTACCTAACGGTATGAAGCATTTTGAAAGAACTGCTTTAACAACTTCTATGGATGGTGATTTCGATACTGGCAATGTAAGATACAAAGCCCGTGAAAGATATTCATTCGGTTGGAGTGATCCACTAGGTATGTGGGGTTCACCAGGTGCATAAGTAGTTTTTATAGTTCTACTTAGCACTACCTCTGAAAAGCCTGGCTCCTCTCTGCTGGGCTTTTCTTTTTTAGGAGTATAATAAAAATATGAAACACTTAAACATCTTTCTAAAAAGATTATCAGAGTCTACTACTTCTTGTATGGTTATGATGACACAAGGCAATCTACTAGCTATAACGTTAGGTCATTGGGGCAATGCATTGCAGGTAGGTGCCATTGCATCAATATCTACTTTAGCTGTTGTTATATATGGCAATAAAGATTGGTCAGATAACAAGTTTGCTATGGCAGGAGTAATAGGATTCTTTACAGCCGTTGCAGACATGATGACTCATCCAACACACTTTGGTGGACCCTCTACCGAAGCAATAGTAACAGGAATAGGTGCCGGATTACTATGTCTTGTGATGTCTAAAATATGGAGTAAACACTCATGAATATCCTTATTGCGAGTATTTACCAGATAGATATAATTCTTCTATGAGCAATTTTGCTTATATATTACATTTTAAGGATTAATTATGTGGACATCACCTAAAGCAACAGAAATGAGATTCGGTTTTGAAGTAACAATGTACGTAATGAACAAGTAATTTTTTGTTTTAAACTAAGGGGCTTCGGCCCCTTTTTTGTTGTATAATAGTGTGAAAACGTGTAAGATTAATTATCTGGGAACAACCAGCTTATCAGACTGCCCCAGCAGACGCATACACGACAGATAAGCTTAACTTTGTATGGAGAACTTAAAATGTCAAGATCAACCTTTTCAGGTCCCGTTGCCTCAACTAACGGATTTGTGCCTTCAGGCCCTTCAACAGCAGTCAATGCTACAGCAACTATTACAGCACAGAATCTTCAAGTAGGATATGTTACTTCTACTTCAGCAGCTACAACAACTATTACACTTCCTATTACTACTACAGCAGGTGGTGTTACAGGAATATCTCAACAATTAGGTGCGGTAAGAGGACAACAATTTTCTTTCGTGGTAGATAACACAGGCGGTGCTAGCAACGTAACAGTTGCTTTAGGTACTGGTGGATCATTATCTGATGCCGCTACTATTACTGCTTCTGCAGTTGCTTTCGGTAGACTAGTAGTTGCTTCTGGTGCTACTGGTATGGCTCAATTCACTATGATGTTTACTGGTGGTGATGGAGTAACTCCTGGTTCAGCTACAGGTTACACACTTACACGTACAGCTTAATAGGAGAATAGACAATGGCTATAACAACAGATATATGGGCCGTCACTCCTAGCTATTCAGCTACGTTATATAGAGCCGCAGCCGCTATTGGTGGTGCTGGCGATATAACATTAGTTACTAATCAGCCTCTAGATAATGGGGCTGGATATAAAGTTCTATTCACTTGTGCAGGAGATGCAACTGCCGCAACATTTACCATCACTGGATATGTGGCTGGGGATTTATCTCAGTCTGTAACCACTGAAACTGTAGCTGGTGTTGATACTGGAACTGCAACTTCTACAAACTACTATTCTAAAATTACTAGCATTTCATCAGACGCAGCGGTAGCAACCAATGTAAGTATTGGAAACGCTATTGCTGATGGTATGGCTTTACCTAGAACTAGAATGAAAGGATTCTATTTTGTAGGTTCTGCAGGGGCAGGTAGTGTTACATTAACCTTAGATGGTAATGCAGCATCAGATAGAGTTTTATTAAGTATAGCTACTCCAGCTAACGTAGAGTCACAACAGATGGCTTTACCAGGCGACGGAATTTTAATTAAC